TTGTAGCATCAAGAGAATGAGTATGTTCTATATCATTTGGAGAAACTGTAGTGGTTTGAGCCACCGTGGTCGTGTCTAAACTATGAGTATGTTCAATATCATTTGGAGAGATAACATAAGTTTGAGTTAATATTAAGCGATCACCTTGAAGCTCGACATGACGAACTCCCATCTCATCATTACCACCAAAATCTGTATCATAGTTATCTGCAAATTTAAAAGCATAGTAACGATAAGCCACATCATTGGTAACTAAAGCATATTGCGGATCTGATGTATCCCCAACAATATGGATATCCCAAAAGGATATATCCACTGACAATTGAGTCCAATTAGCATCATTAGCATATGTTAAATCTGCAAAAGCAGCAGCATTATTTGATCCCCAAAAAGTAAAATTCTTAACTCCATAACCTGTTGCAAGGCCAAGAGAATGAAAATTCTCCAAATAAATTCTTTTGATTACCTTTGCTGAACCAAGATCGATATGGAAACGTTGATTGGTCTTTTCATTACCATCGGACAACCAACTCACATCTACTAAAGTCCCAGTCTTACTTAATGTCGGATCAGTGGCATGATGAGCCTCAACCCCTAAAGCAGCGTTTTTAGTTGTTGCCTTAACATAGGTATCATTGTGAAGGAGTGGATATTTTGGCTTATACGCATCACCAAGAAGATTGTGATTATGGGAAATATCTTGTGTTTCTAAAATATAATGAGTTTGTATTATTGTCGTTGCATCAAGTGAATGACTATGTTCGATGTCGTTTGGAGATAAAAGTTTCCCAACTGTGGTTGTATCCAGAGCATGACTATGTTCAATGTCGTTAATGGAAAGACTGTAGTGGGTTTGTTCAACTGTGGTTGTATCCAGAGCATGACTATGTTCAATGTCGTTAGATCCTAATATACCAGTCTCAATAACTGTCGTGGCATCTAAACTATGACTATGTTCAATATCATTTGGAGAAAGAATATTTGCTTGAGTTAGAGTAGTCGCATCAAGTGAATGACTATGTTCAATGTCTTGAACATCCAATATCCCAGAAGAAACAATTGTAGTCACATCTAAGCTATGGCTATGTTCAATATCATTTGGAGAGAGAATATTAGCTTGGGTTAAGTCTGTTGTGTCAAGCGAATGAGAATGGCTTATATCATCAACACTTAAAGTTCCTCCACTAACAATTGTCGTGGTATCTAAAGAATGAGTGTGACTTATGTCTTGAGTTGTTAAAGTATAATTAAGATCAATTGTGGTTGTGTCAAGTGAATGAGTATGAGAAATATCGCCGATATCTAAGATATAATGAGTCTGTTCAACTGTAGTTGTGTCAAGACTGTGAGTGTGACTTATATCTTGAGTAGTTAACGAATATTTTAAATCAACCGTGGTTGTATCTAAAGAATGACTATGTTCGATGTCATTGGGAGAAACTATATTAGCTTGGATTAGAGTAGTTGTGTCTAATGAGTGAGAGTGACTGATGTCATTAGAGGATAAAATATTAGCTTGAGTTAAAGTTGTAGTATCTAAAGAATGACTATGCTCGATGTCTTGAACAGTTAGAGTGGTTGATCCTGCCGCTTCTTCAAACAACTTAAACATGAACGATTTATTTGCGGTGTAGTTATCCCAGGCTGCACCATCGGTATCATATTTACAACTCTCTACTGACGCATCATCATGATGCCAATGAAAATAATTGGAATTATCATTAGTCGAACCGACTAAAACTACCCAATAGGTTTCACCGTTTTCAATTTCGGCACTTAATCCACTATCAAATGAATGCCAATCTGGAGACCCCGAAGCGGGAAAATTACTTGCTGCTTCCGAATCGCTATTGTCTATTTGGTCAGTTGTTTCCGGCTCATCATTAACAGCATCATGACCCCAAATACCGACAGTGACATTCATCGTTGGGCTGCCTTGCTTTTCTAAAAAGCAATCAATACGACATATTGTAGCATCCTTCGGTGCGGTAAATTTTGTAGCCCAATAAATAGTCGAATACCGACAACAATCTGCCGAACCGTCAGATTCCGTACCATGTTGTAAAACTGAGGTATCACACGCCATTTATTTGCTCACTGATTTTGCACAATTTGGACATAAGGGCACGGAAATTGTTTTTGCTGTCGAATTATAATCTAACTCTAAGGTTTCGCCACATCCAACACACGTTACAGTCGGTTGCACTTTCGTCTTAACGATTTCATCTGTACAATCAGGACAAGGATGCACTTTGATTATTTTTTCATCATCAGTTGCAAATAACTGTTCACCACAATGAGCACACACAACATTTTTTAATTCTGCCATTTTATAAACTCTGTAATCCTGTAGGTTCGCTTGGTGGGTCTGACGCAACCGGCATTACGTTTTCAGGGGGGCTAAAAACATCAATCGTATATGTTACCGTATTGCTTGGTCCACTTTCGGCTGTCTCATTATACGCCGTGACATGAAATGTGTACTCGATCCCAGGAGCAAGATTAAGCAAGTCCAAATCACATGTTCTGACATCACCAATTACGTTGTAATTATAGTTGTTCGTCTGGTCAGTATAGTAAACGATAAACCCGTCCGCTCCGTCGTGTGTCCACGATAGACTATCTGCAAGAGCTATACAGGGTAATATCAAAACCATTGCTAAGATCGCTAATATTTTTTTCATATCATTCTCCTTAAAAGTTTGTTCCAGTTCTTGATATGTCTCTTTTATGGCCTCTGTGTTCGTATGCACCAATATCAACCCATATTCCTTTTGGCACTACCTTTTTTCATTACTGGACACCCACAACTTTTGCCCCATCAACATTTAAAATCTTTATAGGTTTAATTTCTCTGTCTGGAATAAATTTTTTCATAAAACTCTGCCTAAGTGAACTATTTAAATCATTCATCACCTGTGTGGCTTCGCCCTTAGGTAATTTAGGAACAACGTTCTCAACCAGATGATGCAAAAACTTCACCCCATCCCCCAACATACTTGCTGTCATATAGAAAAGAGCATAGGCGTAGGAAAATCCATTTAAAGAATAGATGAATCGGTTTGCTTTCGCTGCATCGTCCTTCGTATACTTCTCATACGCTTCAACATATTGCCGGCCACCCATTGCGATCAATGCTGTGTCTCTGGTCCACACTCCATATTCGCACAAACACATACTCAGATCCAAATCGCCAGGCACTTCCTCCAATCCCTCTAATATCAATTCTTTTGATCTCAATTTGTCACCAGTTACCATATAGTGGTGTGCAGCGGTGAAATAAATGGATTTGTTGAAGTTGTTAGTTGATCTTAATTCCTCTTTGTGTTTCAAATACTCCTCTGCATACTCTAAGGCTTTCTTGCTATTACCGCCGTCCGCATTGACTTGAGTAAGGTAAAAGTAAGCGTTCCAGTCCTCTGGATTCTCCTCCAACCGTTTTAGCAGTAAAGTGGTTGTCCGCACCTGTTTCTTAGCCTTCTGTTCAGGAGTGAGATCATAGCCATAGTGCTGAATCCTGATGAAAGGGCAAAACATCGCTCCAAGTTTACTTCTTATTTGTGGTGCGTTGTGAACAATATCCTGATACCAGGCTTTATCTTTTTTAAAGATACGGGTTGAATTGAACTCCATCACCATCTTGCCCTTTTGCATATCCTGCACTTTAATGGCAGTGGCAACAAGCTGCTTTTGTTTATAGATTTGAAATAAGAATTGTTTGAACTTTACAGAGTTGAAACCTGGAGCTACAAAAAGCTCCTCATCGCAATCTATAACAATATTCCAATCACTGGTGGAATAATCAAATGCCAGATTACGATACTTAGAAAAATCATCAATAATAGGCCCTTCAAAAGGATGAGAATAAACTTTAGCTCCAAATGACTCAGCAATTTCAATGCTCTTGTCTGTAGAGCCTGTATCTACAATTATAATCTCATCAACAAAGTCCCGAATAGATTTTAGGCAACGAGGAAGATTAGTCTCCTCATCTTTCATCATCATACATGCTGCCAACGTGACCATTCCCGTTTGGCTACTATTTTTAGTGACAGACATGATTGTAAATTACCTCCTTGTATTTATTTTTTAGTGATACGCTTTCTTAAAGTTTTCTGACCCTTGTCTTTTGGTTTTTCCAATGTCTTTGGATCTTCCAAATTCTCGATGACATCTACCAACATATCCAAACGCATCAAAGGATCAAGATCAACATCAAATTCATTTTTTGCATAATCAACCAGTTGTTGAGCAGTCATATTGTCTTTATCCGCCTTGACCCTCTCCACGGCCTTGCCCTTAGGAGGGGTTTCAAATAACATACCTGACTGCACGGCATGAAGCGCATCAATATCCTGTTTAAATACACGAGGTTTCCCGTTTTTATCATAAGCAGTTCTCATAATTACTCGTCCTTTCCCGTTTTGTAAAAAGGGTAGCAGTAGCATAAGATCTGCTACCCTTGTTATTGTTAACTCTCTAAACTTTGCCGCCTAATTACGGCTCCACTGTCAACCAGGCAGAGTACATAAGACCAAGATCCACAGAAGCAGCTGTGAACTTTCTCACTTCATGAAACAATCTTAAATAGCGATAACAAGTACCACCAAAATCATTGGTGATTGGAATTATAAACCGCTGCTTATCATTACCGTGGTTGTTAATTACCCTTGTACTCCAATTCCCACAGAATTTTTCATTTGCAACTGCCGGTGCACTACCGACGACCAAAACAGGGCGATCATAAATTGGTGTTGCCATCGCTGCCCCATCAGACAACTGTACATGAAATGCGTAGTATGACTGAGTTGCTAAGGTTGCAGCCGTCGCCAAGTCAATGTTTAAAATCATATTGGTAAAACCACCACCTGTATCAAAAATCAGAGCGGCACCACCAATACCTGTTGCACCATAGCCGTTACCAGTTACCCCTGTAGCTCCACGGCCCCCAATAGTCACCGGACCAGAAGCACTACCATGCAGATAACACTCCGCATCGACCAATTTCCCTCTGTTTGCTACTGCGTTCATCGCCATAATAAAAACCTCCTATTCCTAATTTGTATTGTTATTGTTAAAATCATAATGGCCAGATCATCCAGATTACGGAGTTACAGCAAGATCAGAAATATTGGACAATCTCGCAACAGCATACGGTCGTCTAATGCTAATGGTTATGTACCATTCAATCCGGGTACGGTAAACAGGTTTGCTCTCAATTTCACCAAGATCCCTGACATCCATCGGACCATTCTGTAAGCCCACAAGGCCATCTTCCTGCATACTGACGCAATAGATGGAAGTACAATAACCCAATCCACCGGCACCGGCAGCACTACAGCCACCCAGCTCTTCAAATGGTAAGATGTCAGAATTGGTTTCGTCCTTATCGGCAATAAGGATTGGCAGGTCATTGTATTTGGTTACCCTACGGCCAAAAGCATCGACATCATAGGTAATGTATCCACCTACACCTGCTGTACGAGCCGCAACGGTCAACCTCCGTCTCATCTGCTTATTCATAATAAGATGAGTGGGATCTTCCACAGCATCAATCAACTGATCCAACCGAATTAGATGCAATGCACCACAAGTGGCAGCAGTCGCTGTGTTCTTAATACAGGTGTCTGACGTTGTCGTACCCATCCGCTCCTGCAATCCATCAAAACTCTCAGGAGTGGTGATGGTCGAACCCTTAATCACTGTCTTAGCAATGTTAAGAGACAAGGCTTTGATCTTCATTGCCTCTTGGATTGATCTTTGGTTATCACCACCGGTGTCTACCAGAAATTTATCAACATCAAGATCACCACCTGCTATGGCCAGATTCTCAGTAATCCGATCTGTTTTACCAGTTCCTTCTGTATATCCAGCATTAATTTTCCTAAACCCAACATTCGGTAACAATTTTTCACGCAGAAATACCTCAGCTGCGCCACCAATACTGTCAAACGGCAGATTAGCCGTAATGTCTGAGCCTCTTGCATAAAGCTCCATTATAGTGGCCAACATCACCTGATCTTTACCCATTGCGATTTTGCTCGCTTCTACTAATGTTAGAGCCATAATAAAAAACCTCCTATTCACGGAATTTACTCCCTCAGAAGCAAAAAAGCTCGGGGAGCTAAAATATATTTGTATTCAAGCTCCCCGAGCCCCCTGCCTCCCACACCGTGAAAGGAGGTTAATTACTAAGACCCAATCTCACCGAGACTTAGTCTTTGTCTTTATACCAATCTACGCTCGTTGTTCCACCTTATGCGCCATTCTCAATCTTTCTGTCGCTGGAAGATTGCCCCAGTCCTTTGGCAGCCCCGATCTGGATGCCCCACCCTGACCACCTTTACTTTGAATGCCCTCGTTGGGTTCAAAAAGATAAGGAGCTTCTTGGACCAACCCTTCAGCCCATTCTTCAAACGACAAAGGTTTCTTTGGATCTTTGCCATACAATGGAGTGCCATCGCTTTTCTTAGCCACTGGTTCCCCATCTTCATCAAGACTCCATGTCCTTCGGCCCCTACTGACCACATCTTCCATAGCACCTTTCTTAACGGTGCCAACAGCTGAAATAGATTTGGTAATTCGGCTATCAATGACCTCTGAATTCAATCGCTCACTGACTTTGGTTAACTCAGAGGACAATCGTTCGTTGTCAGTTGACAGGGCTTCGATCTGCGCCTCATAGTCCTGACGCATCCGCTCTGTCTTCTGCTCAACCAATTTGTCTATCTCTCCTTCTTCCAAAAGCTTCTTATCTTCAAGATCCTGTAGCTTTTGTTCATACTCCTTGTACTTTTCAGGGTCAATGTCACCAAACTTCTTTTCAAACTCCTCAATACGTTTTTTCAGAGCAATGTTATTTGTTCTGAATTCTTTTGTCTTTTCTCGCTCTGTCTTTATCTCATCTGATTCATCAACTTCAAGGTAATAATTCCCGTCACCTTCCTGTTTGTAGAGACCTTGCAAGGCCTCATCAAGCTTCTCAAACTCTTTTCCCGTTATTTTTCTTTTCATGTTTCACTCCTAAAATTGATTGTTAATTATCCTTATACTACATTTTGACGAAAAAGTAAACAAAAAAATTATTTTAACCAAAAAGTCAAGGAAAAAATTATTTTTGGTTAAATTTTGTCGGTTGATAACCTCCTTTTTTCGCTACAATTTTTAAGTTAAATTTCCTCGCTATTGCCTCACCCATTCTTAATCCTTCCTCTGTTGCAAATTCAGAATGAAGAGTTTTCAATCCTTTGAATTTTTTTATCGCTTTAATCGTTTCTCTAAATAAAGATAAACTAATAGGAACCTTATTTTTGACTTTCTTTGAAATATCCATCTTCCCTAACATAAGTTTAGTATCATCATAAGCATTTAATCCAATTTTTACATATCCTAAAAGTTTAGGCTTAGCAATTGTCCCTCCATACGCTGCAATAATATCGCCACCTAAAGCAAAGCTCAACTCCCAATCTTTACTCGTATCATCCCAATTTCTGTAAAGCTTTTCTAAAAAGTCCCTATCGGTCTCTTCGATGGTTCTGGTAATAAATTTTCGTTTCACTTCCTCAGAAACAACATCCCCAACTTCCACTCCTTCTACCCCAGCCAACTCCTCCAAAGTCAAAGTTCTGCCTGCATTGTTGACCAAATCAGACATAGAAAGATTATTTTCTTTCCACAATTTATAACGGCCAGGTCCAAGGATATCCAACTATGTGTCTTTTGGCTGTTTCTTTAACCAACTATCATAAGTCAAATTAGCAGAGACAGGTTGTCCAATTCCACCAGCATCATCCACATAGCTGATTGATGCCCTTTGTATCTTGTCAAGCTTGTTGAGTTCTTTAAGTTGTTTATTGGAGAGTTTACTGTCAGGACCAGCCAGCTCATCATAACCTTTCAATAGGGGAACAATGGCAGTTCGACATTGCCAGTGGAAGGGTGGACCACCTGGATAATCCATATCATGACCGATGGGTTTAAAGTCTGTTGTGTAATGTTTCCCATCCAAAGCTCGGCATAATGGAGTAGTCCTTTTATCTAATGTCGCTACTACCTCATAGCCATTAATTAAATCCTCATTGGCCTTATACATCGCCTGGCGGGTGTCATTGGCAACACTCATCACACTTGTCCTCACCAGAGCTGTAGCCTTATGTGAAGCACTACCCAGCATGCCTGGAAACAAATCAGAACCTTTCACTCTCTTTACCAATTCACCAACAGATTCTTCCTGAACAAGACCAAGTTCAACTTTTTGCATCGCATCAACCATCTGCTTGCTAAAAGTCTTATTAAGATAGTGTTCCTGCTCATTCCACCAGCCACCAATAACCTGACCATCAATCATAGTGTTGGTGACAATAGACTTGAGATTTTGTTGAGTCAAAGTAACATCAAATATATTAGCTCCAATAGCGTGGTTTGCTGCCCCCAGTGCCCTCGTATGTTCTATGTTGGCTAAGCTATTCAACTCATTCAAATGAGTTTCTTTAATCTGACTGTAACGAGGTCCAAGAATGTCGTCGCTGACCCTTTTACGAAGTTTCATCAATCTTTGTTTTTTATATTTTGTCAATCTTGCTGCCGTAGGATCAACTTCCAATATGGCATTGACCATCTCTTTTTCTGCTTTTCGTAAGACAGAAGTGATTTTCTTGCTCAACTCTTGACTGTAACGGTCAAGGTTGACTTGTGCTCGTATGGTTGAATCCAGTAATTTCTCAGTAGCTGATTTCATATTGCAATTCCAAAATTTTGTTTTACTTTTTTATGACATTGATTACAAATTTTTTCATCTGTCATTTCAAACCAACAATTGCTACTACTCCAAAAAAATTTATACTTGTAGCACATAGGGCATTTAAACATAAACAATTTTCTAATAAGTCTAATCATCCTATTCACCATCAACTTCAAATATTTGTGGATTATGAACCCAATACAATTTACGGCCACATTTAGGACACTCTCTTGCATCATCTCTATAAACAGATAAAGTGTGTTGCCAATAATCAAATTCCTGTCCACAAACGCATTTTGTCAATGGTAATAATTCATCATCACTATAATCAAATTCAACTTTATCTGTTACATTTTTATCTGTCATTTCCAACTCCTGGCTGTTAATTCTTCTTACTCTTTTTCCATACTTTCCATACTTTGTTTAAATCATAAGCCGAATCACAAATAAATTCTGCAACTCTGGCATTCTTTTCAGCAAATTGAGTATGTGTCATTTGAAAAACATAATCATCGTGATTATTGCTTATATTATTTGAAGGTCTATATCGCAAACCCATCTTTGACATTACATACTCATCTATTTCGTGTAAATAGACTTCAAAAATCATTTGCCATTTATCATGATCAGCTCCTATCTTTATACGAGGGACTTTGTTTATTCCTTCCTCAGGAATAAAATAAAATTCCCCACCAGTCCCTTCTCTTAAAACAAGTTCAATTTGTTCCCACCCCGCTTCATAAATACCTACAATAATTTGCTTTTCTTTAGCCATTTCCAACTCCCGGTTGGTTTACTATTTAACTTCATGTATCACAAGCCCTTGGTGGTCTCTCCTTTCCATAATTATTTGGAGCAGCACTAAAGGTTGACATCACCCGTTTTGTTCTACCTTTACACACTGGGCATGGGATTATATCCTGCTTGGTACCAGGGAAACACAATCGTTCAAAAACCATATCGCATTTCTTACATTTAAATTCATATATTGGCATTAATGTATCCTTTAAACTATCTACCAGATCACCGTGACATAAGCCAGAATAAACCTTTTTTATTTTTTAATATGATTATATACCTTTAAAAAGAAAAACCCTTATTTTAAGTATTTTAGTCAAAAAATAAATCCACCTTCACCAATAGGAGTAATTTCATCACAAGTACTTCCAAGTGAAACCTTTACCTCTTTAATTGGTACAACGTCACTTTATCCCAATCCATTCTAACAAAAGGCTCAACTGGATTACTAACACAGTTTCTTATAAAATCTGCCATTTCTTTTACTGTTACATCAGGCGGCATTTCCACTCTGACTTTAAAATCTTTTTTCATTCTCTCCACCTAATTTAATTTCTTATAATTTATCCCATATAGCCGAAATCCCCAAAAA